CATTTGGTATAAGTTTTCTTACTCTGTCTTTAATTTTACTGATAATTCCAAAACCTGTTCTACTGCCCATAGGTATACCTGTATAACCACCGCCACCAATGGTCATGATCCCACCTTTATTACGCAACTGTCTTGGCATTTTTGCTCTATTAATCATATATATTAAATGTTGTTTATTTTTAAAAGGCAGGAATTTAACCTGAATTTACATTATTACTCGTTTTTCACAAGTAAATCAAGACTATGTTGTAACAGTCCTTGGTAATACTTCCATAGCTGAAAGTAACACATGTAGTCTATTTGCATGGCCAGCTGTGACTTTTACTATCTCTCCAGTCTCAACCACCAATGGATTTGTTAATATCTCAGTTGGAGTATTAGCAGATATGGTTTTTTGATGTGCAACACTAAAAGTAGCATCAGCAGATGTTACTATTTGTATTGTAATATTAGATCCACTACCGCTATCATCGCTTACTAATATAGATTTAACTATAGCAGTTGTTGCAGTTGGCACTGTATACAAAGTCGTTTGATCAGTGGATGTTAAATCTGCTTTTTTATTTACAAAACTATTAGCCATTATCCTCCTAAAAAGAAGATAGTCGCTTCGTTATCTTCTCCTTTTTCTTCTTGAAATGTTGTATTTAATTTTTCTATTAAACCATTTAAATCTCTAACTAAAGATAAAAATGAAATTTGATCATATTCTTTAGGTGGTTGCGTTAATGATTGTACTATTTTTGCCATTACATATCTCCTACATTAATTGTTTCTATACCTTCTTTTTCTTTATTTGCCATCATAGCAAAATCTTCTAATTGCATATTTGCTTCATCTGCATTAGCAGGAGTAGATTGTAAAAACATTGTTAATGTTGCAACAGGTAAACTAGCTAATATATTTAATCCTTTCATAGCTAAAGGGGTTAAACTTCCAGCTCTTGCTAAAAAAGTTTGTAACAAATCAATTTTAGCGGCGTTAAGTAATTTAGGATCTCTTATATTTACTTCGAGTGAACCTCCACCTAATTCTTCATATAATTTTTTTGGTATTGTTAAAGTTTTAACTTTTCCTTTTAAATCTTTAACAGTATCTCCAAGTGTACTACCTCCTCCTTGAGCCATAAATTTAGCAAATTTTTTTTGTGGAGTAAAATAAGTTCCTCTATTAATTCCAAAATCTAATTTAGATCTTGAAGGAGCTTCACCTCTATATAATTTAATTAATTCTACTATGCCTGCCATTACCTTCTACCATCCGGTTGATAATCAATTCTAAAAGTTCCAATTTTCCAAAACTGACCTGTGCTGGTATTTTCTACTTTTAAAGATATAGATCTTGCTCTTGCACGCGTATCTATCTTTTGTGTGCTGCTAGTTATTGTAAATGGTCCAAGAGATGAACTTGCTTGTGAATCATTTGGAAAATCTCTTAAATTTAATGTAACTCTTGCGTTACCTGTTTGTGATAAAAAGTCTGGTAACACTCTTCTTATTTTCATCATAAACTCACCATCACCTGCTAAACCTTGTTGACCAATATCAAAATCTCCAGATTCAATACTTGCAGTAATCGCAGTTGTAGCACCTTCCTTAACTTGATTTAATCCTGTTTCATGTTCATAGTAAGTAGATGTACCATCTTGATTACCAAAAACATAATTTGTATCTGTAGTTGCAGTTGTGCCATCTTCATCATATTCTGTTGCATGAGGTTTACCAAACACAGCTGAATCTTGCCATGCTGTTCTTGCTAAAGTTCCTGTTGTCCATACTGGTCGCTCGGCACTTGAGTCTAGATAATTATACGCAACTATTCTATTTACTGTTCCTGAACCTGAGTTTGGATAAAACCAAACAACTTCACCAAACAAATTATTTAAACCTGCATTAATATGTTGTTTTGGTATAGTGTTGATATCGTCAAAGACATGGTCTTCAACTAAACATGGTAGTGATTCTAATCTACCAGCATATCTAAAGAAACCATTTTCTGACATCCAATACGCTGTACCATCAACTTCAACAGCTGCGTTCTGTCCAATCAATCCACAGTTTGTACCAACTTGTTGAAAAGAGAAAGTAAACGGTGGACCAACAAATCTCATAGTAAACAACGCTGTATCAGTCCAAACATAAATTGCATCTCTACCTCTAATCGCTCCTACAATTTTAGATCCATCTGCAAGTCTTTGTGTACCTGCAGTATTAGTTGCACTGGGTGCATACGTGTTAATGTCTTCTTGAGAAGAAAATCTTACAAACATAGGATCTTGTGTAGAAGAAGTTCCTATCGTTGTTTCTGTTCCAAAAAACACTAAGTGTCTATCTGGAGTAGATACTAAACTAAATGCAGATGCAGTAGGTGCCCCTGATATAATTGTCGCTCTTGTTGATACAGAACCATTTGAATCCCATTCAAAACTTTCACCACCATTTATTGTTGCAATTAATTTATTACCAAAATTATCTAAAGACCATAAACCAGGAGCTGTAATAACGTCTCCCGAAGCCGCAGCGTTCCATGCAAAAAAGTTTGATGCATCGGTTACGGTTGCGCCTGAACTATGTGACGCTGCAGTTGTGCCTGATGCACCTCTAGTTAAACCAGATAAAGTTCCACTGCTATTACCAGTGTACGTTATAAGCTCACTATCTATTAATACAGTTCCTGATGATGGAAATGATGATGAGCTTGCCATTGTTAGTGATGTTACACTTGTATTTATAGAAGATGATAATGTAGACGTAAATTGACCGGACTTAAATCCACTCCAAGGTCCAAGTCCATATCCAGTGGATGCAACTTCAACCGCTGGTCCAACTGAATAATAATGTTGAACCCTAATACCACCAGATGTAGTTGCACCAGATCCTGATTCATTTGATCCAACATCTATTGTAAGTGTTGTTGATGTTGGTATAGATTGTACCATAAATTTATTGTCATCAAAATTAGAAGATGAAAAGTTAGAATTAGTTATAGACGAAAAATTATCTAATAAAATAATATCAAATTTATTTATATTGTGTGCAGAGGAAAAAGTTAAAGTTACAGTAGAAGATCCGTTTGTAGTGGTAAAGGCACTTGATAATGTCGTAGTCGATTTAATAGGATGTATGTCATAAAATATACCCCCTGAATATACATACAAAATTCTATTTGTACCTAATGCTGCATACTTAATACCTGAAGTGTTAATAAAGTGATGAATTGCAGTATTTCTACCTGTAATATCTACAGATCCTAATTGTGACCAACCGCCTATTTTTTCAGGCGAACCATACCTAAATCTTACATTGTCACCATTAACCCATTGACCTTCACCACCTGTTGCAGTTACTTGTTTATTAAATCCTGGTGCAAATTTTAATTTTTGTAACATAATTACCTTGCTGTTGTTGGGATTCCTGAAGATGAGACGAAAGGTGATTCTGCGAAACACATATATATATAATTTGACCCATTTGTATTTTGACCAGCATCTGTTGTTATAACTTTGAATCCATTTGATAATATATCTATTCTATTTACACCACTTTCAGCAGCAGAATCATGTGGTTGTAAAAGATCATTATCTCCATTATATCCTTCTCTTTTATTGTCTTGTAATTGCCAACCTTGAGTAGCACTTACATTTTTTTGTAAAACCCAAGCTGGTTTAAATCCTGTATAGACAAATGGCCCACTTGCATTTCCATTTCCTGTGTAGCTTCCAAATTTTGAGTAGCCTTGTACATCTGCGAAGCAGTAGGCTATTATATTTTCACTACTTGCATTATTTTGATTATTACCACCTATTGAAAATACTGAAGATGTTGGTTCTGTATTATTAAACATAACTGTTGAACTGCTGTATGCATAAGTATCTTCAAGATGAAGATATTTTCCAGCACCACCATTAGAATCATAAGTTACCCAATGAATATTTCTGCTTCTATTTTTAAATAGAATCATTTTAGGTGCAGAACTTAATCCATGACCAACTGTTCCTGCACTTCCTGTTCCTGTATAAGACACAATACTAAATCCACTTGTAGTGTTAGCAGATACACTTGAGGTTATGCTTCCATCAGAGTTTGATGATGCAGAGCCACCAGCTTTCCAATTCCATGAAACTACATTTGATCCATTTCCATTTGTTGCATTGTCAGTTCCTAATGAAAATCCATCACTACCAAAAGCTGTAAGTGTTTGTGCATTTGTTGATTCCTGATCATCAACATCAGATTTTAATCTTTTAGTAGCACCTCTTATAACATCAAATAAGTGATGATTATATGCTTGACTTCT